CGCATCGAAGCAGCCATAACAGCTAGCATACGAGGCCCGAACTCCTCAAGGGAGCCAGCAGCGTTCAGAACGGTTGGGTTCTGAGCTACTAGAGCTACGTCCATGTCGTTCAAGCTGTTCGCCTGAGCGATAACCTGGTCCTTGGTTCCTACGAATCCCTGGAAACCACCACGCTCTCCAGCCTTATCCTGACCGGTACCGCGAGCGGTAGCAACGTGGTCAGCTAGCTGAGCAGCGACGGAAGCGACAGTTGCTGAAGAGCCTAGGCCCTCAGCAGAAAGATCCTCGTCGATTAGAGGAACAACCGAGTTACAACGAACCTTTAGAAGCTCATCGAGACCGGCCTGGAACTCCGTGTTAGTGGAAACACCGCGAGAACCACCTGTTAGGTAGAGAGGCTCACCGATGTCTGCTGGAGGGCAGCAACCTGAAACAAAGCTTCCTGTGTCTGCTGAGCGCACTGCTCTAACATACGTGGAGAAATCGTTCAAGTAGTCTACGATGGCCATTACGTTGCGGGTAGTACCCTCTTCTGCAAGGTCGAGAGAAGCACCAATATTTACTGTGACAAATGGACCGAAGTCAAAATCAGCTACCAAGGTGGTGTCTACGTTGACTGCCTGTCCTGCCGTTGCCTCGTAGGAAGGATTAGCGTTGATAGCGTCCAACAACTCACGAAGCGTCTGGCCGGTTGTGAAAGTAATGTCAAGGTTGTCGCCAGTACCAGTGGTGGTAAGACCTGTTGCGTTACCTGCAGAGCCCTGGACATCAAGAGTTAGAACGGCAGAGATGCTCACTGCGTCTCCATCTCCTGGAACCTCAGACAGTGCTGGGCTCAAGGTAAGAACGTCTGCGGTGTTTGCGGTGACAATGGTGTATTCACCATTGATCAGAACCTGCATTCCTACGAACTCAGAAGGTGTATGGGAACCAGTTGTAAGCTCGATGGAAGTGGTCGTGTTAGGAACAAGTTCCGTACCATCTCCCAGTACAGTGTCGCCAGTTGTTTCTGGTGAGTTATTGAAAAACACCTTCATCTGGATATTTCCGCCAAGGTCGGTGGAGACTTCCTCTTCGCCTTCGAAAGTAACCGTTACAACCTTAGTACCAGCTGCGGTACCGGTGGCTACATCAACAGTAATACCGTTGGTGTGTGCGCCCCAGTCCTTGCTGGTTAGGTCAACTGAGTTACCAAGAATCTCAACATAAGCTGTCAGAGTAACTGGAGCTGCTGCCATTGCTGGAGTAACCGTAAGAATACTAGCAGTGTTGCTTACAATCTGACGGAGAACAGTAGCGGGAGTAACAGTGTCGTCGTGAACAACAACCCAACGTCCAGCATGCTCGTCTACTGTCATAGTAGTCTGATCTAGAAGAGGGATTGTAGTAGTTGTAGCTGCAGCGTCTACGACATCCACAAGCTCAGCGGCAAGAACAACATAGTCCTGAGCTGCTGGTACGGTAGTTACTGTGGCAAAAGTAAATGTGCCAGAGGAAGCGTCGTAGTCAGTGACCAGGCGAGCCTCAGTAAGAGTGGCATTGGCTGGGTCGATAACAATCCACCTGCCGTTAAACTGGTCGTCTATTGTCACACCAACCAGGGTGGAATCAATAAGAGTTGTAGCATCTCCACCGGTTGCGGCGCTGCCGTTAGTTAGGTCAGCTGAGGGGTCTGCTGGAAGATTTACGCTAGATGCGAGGGATTCGTTAGTCTTGTATACAAGTACTCGGGAAGCGCCACCTGGTACGTCAGGGTCGTTCGAGGACTGGAAAGCAAGGCCAAGGGCGTCAACAACATCGCCACTCTTGAACAATTCTGATGCTCTAGCTGGGTCGAATAGTGTAACGAGACCTGCGGTGGAGCCTGGTGCTCCGCCTTCACATTCTCCGACGAGTCCAACAATGCTATTATCGGATAGGAGAACCTGGGACAACCCGGCTGCATTGATTTTAGTGATACCACCTGGGGTGAATCTTGTGATACCATTGAAAGTTACTGATCTAGCCATGATAGATTATCTCCTATTAATAGCCTTTAAAGCCCAAGTCCCAGTCTGCTAGGGAACGAGGCTTCGTAGAGTTCTTGATAAATGCGCGAAGGCCACCACGATGATGTACTTTGACGCCGCGTCGGGCTGCCCACTGCTCGAAGGTGTAACGCTTCACGGGCTTTGTTACTGGGCGCTTTGCAGCGACCTTTCTTTTCTTTGGAGCAGCCTTAACTGCTTTGGTCTCTGACTTAGCTACAAACTTAGTCACAGACTTAACTTCTTCTTTTTTAGTGTCTTCAGACATAGACAAACCACCTTACAGGGTTATTGGGAACTTTAGGATCGTGTCGCCGTACACTTCGTAGTTTACTTGAATCTGGGCGAACACTTCTTGCTCCTCAAGGAAGCTAAACGGAGATGTAAACTGAAGGTTCATCATTCTCTGAAAAACCTCATCTGGTAAAAACTCTGTTCGGGGAGCGAAATCAGAGCCACCAATCTTCAGATTGATAACTCCTTGGCTTTCTAGAAAAGCTCTCTGAGAAAGCAACAATGCCTTTACTGCGGAGTAAAGGTATATCACCTGGTCTTGCTGACCGGCCATTACATGCAGGCTATAGTTAGCGGCGAAGTTAGCGCCTTTACGGAGGTACGACCCAGTACTAGAGTATACCCTAGATGGCTCACCTGTGGCAAGCATTGGATCGTCTGGTTTACGAATATCTACTACACTCGTATCGTCAAGTTGAGGATTAAATGCGCCATCGATGTCAAGACCATCTTCTCTTAGTCGAAGAATATTATAAGTCTCGCCAGCACCAGCGCCCTCTACTACATACAGTATAAGGCATCCTGTGGGATTTTCAAGTAGATTATCAACAAGAGCCTCTATATTGTCACCATCATCAAAGATAATACTCCCAGTGTCTGGCTGAGACTGTACCCCTAGAGGCCCTGCCACCTTCACAGGAAGGCCGCTAGAACCGCTTGTAGAGGCTCCGTGGCCTCCCAGGGTGTCGTAGGACAGTTCCGGGTCAGGGACGTACAAATCGCTTCTATCCCCCATAACATCGCCCAGCCAAGTTTCACCCTCTGATTCGTTCCGTAATACTAGTACCAACGAAGGAAGAGTAGGCTCTTTGCGGGGATAGTTGATGGAGAAGTCAATGGGCGTCTCCAGAACAAAGCTTTTAACAGCCTCCAACTGGTCCTGGTTCAAATGACGGAAGATTGCATCAAGGATACGATCGTCTTCCCTCATAGCTCTAAAGCCTGCGATGATCGCTCTCTGTAGTATTACTTCAGGTATTACAGCCATTATTAATTCCCCAACAACTTCTCGATAGCCTCACCCACATACTTGGGGGCAAGCTCATCTTTGATGTAGTCTGCTACATCGTCTCTCATATTAAAACCAGGAAAGCCTGGGTGCTTCCAAGGCTCTCCGGATCCAGTAGCCCAAACCCCAGGACTAGTGAAAATGATTTGTCTGTTTACGTTCAAGGGGACAAGTTGTCCGCGCTTCACGTTCATACTATATCCTGGAGTTCCCATCTCCAGGCCTCCAAGCCAAGAAGGTCCTTCTAGGCCTAAAGAAACAGATTTTTCTCCGACCTTACCAAATATCTTGATAGCCGCTTGGTAGTCTGCACGGCTCGACTTTAGTCTCTTGCCAGCAGCAGTAACCCAAAAGTCCTGCGCCTCCCAAGCAATCTTGAGCAGAGCCTGTTCCATCGAGAGTTTGAATGCGTCTACATCAAATATGCCAGTGGAACTAGGAACAGTGATTTTAAAGTTAACTGCCATTAGATCTTCGTTCTTGTCGTGAAGTCAGACTCCATCTCAGAGCGGTAAGCTGGACTGTCCATAGGACTGTCCGTGGTGTAGGTGACGTGCTTCTTACGGATCATCACTCGCTGGCCCAAGCTACGGCCTCTATCGACTCGTGCGAAAGGCGTTGAGTAGGCTACCCACTCTAAGTAGGCCGTGAACTTTAGTGTGTACAGGGTGCCAAGGTCTGGCTGGTTGCCTGTCCACTGAATCTTCTTGTTCTCGAACACAAAGTCTGCTCCCTGGGAGTATACCACACCGTTGCTGTCCTCGCACCATATGGCGCAGGAGGGGCGGTACCAGAGGCGATCCTCGTTGGTCTCCAGGTCGGTGACGTACTGAACGTTGTCTTCGAAGGTGTGCCCTCCTCTGCGGATTACCTGGCCCTCGTTAGTGGGGGCAGGGGTGCAGAAGGTGATCTTATCGAAGTCGGTGACTACCCCTGCGCGTAGAGAAGGAGAGAATGTGGCGTCACCAGGAACGGCGTAGCCCATCTCGTAGAGCTGACGGTTACGACCGGGGTCAAGGCTTGTGATTAGGCCGCTTACCCTGCGGGCGTTGCGGTACAAGAAGCCATCACCCTGACACTGCGGGCAAGATAGGCTTCTCTGGTTAGCTGGCTTGCCTTCTCTAAGGATTAGAGCAGAGTGCAAGTCACCGTTACGACAGGTGCAGGCTACTGCTGTCTCTAGGATCACCGTGTCTCCACGCGCCTCTATCAGTTCCTCAAGCCGCGCAAAGTCGAAGTCTACGACCAACAAGCTCATTATACAATCACCATAGTAACGCCACGGTACTTAGCTCTAAGCTCCTTACCGTGCTCGGTAATCCAGTCCTTGTAGGAGTTGATGGTTCCTGTGAACATGCCGTAGGTGGCGGAGTTGATGTAGGACACCGACTCGCTTACGCCATCTCGGCTGAGCGACGTGGAACCTAGGCCTGGACGAATAGCCTGACCGGCCATTACCAAAGCATCAATAGCTGCCTTCTTAGCGATAAGCTCCTGGATGTCACAGCTGGCTTCTCTGGTACCGACAATCGCATTGTAGTGCCAGAAGTTAGGAAGCTCAGCAGCACCACGGATTGCGTTCACCCAGAGAAGTCCGATGAAGTCGAAAGCAATCTCCTGGTTGAAAGGAACCAACTGGATCATGCCACCCTGCTCGGAGTGCTCGATCCACTCAAGGTCGATATCGATAACACGGGTGTTAGCGATAGCACCAAATAAGCTGTCTACTCGGAGGAGCTGTGGGAACGGGGTCTGGATCTGAACCCACTTACCCTGGCTTCTGGGAACGAAGTAGGTGAGAGGGCTAACGATGTAATCAAAATCCGTATCCGTGAAGATAGGTGCAGGTGCATTGATGCCCGCTGAATACTGGATAGTGGTTGGATCTCTGTCCGTTACCACGTTGGTAGGCTCTACGTAGGTGGCAAGGAAGTCCTTCTCCACCCAAGCTACCGCTTGACAGAGATACCTGCGGATGGAGGCATCGTCCATCGTCTTCTTGTCGATGAGAATGGTTTCTGTGACATCATCCTCGGGAAGAAGAAGAATGCTCTTCACCCTTACACAGACGAAATCAGAGGTGGTTCCGGGGATTACTCCACCGGTTCCTGCACAGCTAGTGGAGGAGGTGCCACCATCGCCTGCGAGCAGGATGACGACACCGGAGGTTGTAATGCTTACGAGAGGACCACCGTGCCAGTTCATCTGACGAACGATCGTGGTCAGGCCACCAGCGAACTGGGTTGGGCCTTCGGCAGTGTCAAGAGCGACTGAGCCATCTCCAGGGGCCACAACAGCAGAGAAGTCTGGTAGGGCGTCGATGGCGGCGGCTACTAAGGTAGCTGTGTTTTCTAGATCGTCAAGTACATCGCCGTCTACGTCCAAGTTAATAATCAGCTGATTAGCAGCAAAAGAAGCAGATAGAGGAGAAGTTCCGGTAGGTGTCTGAACAGTAACAGTAAGAGCATTACCATCAGCACCAAGGTAAGTTCCGTCAGACGTAATGGTAACTTCTCCATTAGTTCCTCCAGTACCAACAACTGCAGTAGCGTTGGCGGTAGGGTCCTCGTGGTAGACGTAGCCCAGGTTGAAGGCACCCAGAGGATGAGTGTCGCTCATCTCTTCGATAGTGACATCAATCTCCTGAGGCTGGAACTTAGGTTCACGGATCTGGGTAGCAGTCAGGTCGAGGCCGAACAAGTAGTCACTCTTGAGGCGGGCAACCGATACAATGCTAATGTCGAAATCGTCGGTGGAAGCAGTGATATCCTCATCGACAACGCTGGTAGCCTTGACGAAGTACTTGCCGTGGCGCACAAGACTGATAAGGTCCTGGTCCACAATGTCCGGAATATAGAACTCTACGACTGCGGACTGAGGGTCCGTGGTGTTCGTGAAGGATAGAGTGGAGGTAGCGACAACAGCATCTCTAGAACGACGAGCCTTAACAAGGTCTACGAAGATCTGTTCGTCTACATACGGAGCGCCCCCAGTAATGGAGAGAGTAACCGTGATGGTATCTCTGCCCTCTTCATATTTGGAGTATTCCGCTGCATCGACAGAAACCTCTATGCTAGTAGGAGTAGTCATTTAAACCCCTTAAGGTATGTCAAAAACGTTGGTAGAAGTAACAGGGACTTCCAGTGTGCGGCGATAGTTGGCTGAGGGGATGAAGAAGTCAACCTGCGAGCCCGTCACCAGGGAGATCTGGAAGAAACCAGAGCTATCCGTATTGGCGGTAACTAGGTTGGTAACCTGAACGTAGCCATCGGGCGGGGAGTATCCCACGGACGGGGTTGCTAGAGGCTTAGCAGAAACGGCTGCTCCTGCAAGAGGGGCTCCCTGGGAGTCCAGCACGTACCCAAACAAAAGGGTCGTAGTGACCGAGAGGGTAGTAGAAACAGGAAGGGTAGCGTCCTCTGAAATGAAGGCTGGGGTTAGACCGGTCTTAAGTCCTGCGCCTTCAACACGGACAGTTAGATTGCCTAGTGTATCGGTATCGAGGGCGGAAAGACGAACTGTATACCACCCGCCGCTTACCTCGGCCCAAGTACCGCCATCAATAGCAGGAACCGGAGCGAAGTATCCTCCGCCGTCCTTATCGATGGTGACAGTAACGTCTGAAAAGAGCAAACCTGTGGCAGCAACGCCAGCGGTTGTCTCTACATAAACCGAGATATCACCTATCTGGCTCTGTAAAAGTATTACACACGACATAGATAAAACTCTCTATAGGAGTGGAAATTAGTACTAGCTCATTGTAGCATGATGGGGCTGAAAACACAACGGCCCCCTCCCTTTTGAAGGGGTAGGGGGCTATCGTATTATTATATTACTAGTCGTTTGACTTAGTAGCCGGTGGTCAATTCCTCGGTGTCCTGATTACGGGCACGACGAGGATGAGTTGGGGTTGGACGCACACCGTTGATTTCACGACCCGTTGCTGCGGCATCTGTACCCGCAGCAATAGCTACCTGAAGCGCAGCAAAATCGGCTGTTGCTCCAAGAATGGCTAGTAGGTTGTTGAACTGACGGCGAAGCTCGTCGAACTCCTGGCTGCTCTGGTCACTTATGACTTTTCTTGCTCTTGCCATGATATATCTTCCTTACTCCGCGTCTTTCTTAAAGAAGGACTTCTTAGGGGCCTTCTTCTTTTCAACTCGGGGTTTAGCTTTTGGTTTATCCTCTTTTTTGACTTCTACCTTTTCAACCTTGGCTTCTACCTTCTTCTCCACCTTTTTAAGGGTAGGGGCTGGGGTAGCTGCTTTTGGCTCCTCTACAATGCGGATCCTGTTAGGGCGCACACGGCAGTAGGCAGTAATTACAGGAACGTCGCTTGCAAAACATTCAGCTTCGCCCTTTTCATCAAAGTTGAGGACTAATGAATCACCCACGACAAGTACCTTGCCGCGAATGCTATTGCTCTTTACTTTCACTCTCTTCATCAGTATCTCCTGATTCGATGGGGGACTTGGTTTCATGGAGTTTAAAAACAGGTCACGTTTAAGTGTTCCCGCTTCCTTACCCTTGGTTCTGGATTTCTCCTTGCCAAGGCCAGAAAGGTCAAAGTTGATTTTGACACCTTCTGGGTTCGTATCCCCATCCTCTGAAGTTTCAACAACCTCATCTAGGGAGCGGAACAGGCAAGAGCCGCAAGAGTTCACTGCCTCATTATCTGAGGGCAGTTCTTTTTCACACCAACGACATTTTGCCATGAGAACAAGACAGTAGGGACTAAGACTAGCTTAGCCCCTACCTATCCTTTATCGAACTTCGAGGCGACCGATGTTGATCATGCGAATCCACTTCTTCGGAGCGAAGAGGATAGGCGTACCGTACAGAAGAATCATCCAACGGTAAGCTGGGGAGAGAACTGCAAGGTCCATCTTCATCATAGGCATGAGCTGACGGAAAGTTACAACGGATGGTGTAAGCTCGCCCAAGTACGCCACAGAAGTGAACGGTAGGGTAAGGTTTACATCATTCCAAACTGTATCGGCAGCAGCACCTTGTAGAGCCGCAGGAACCTGAGCAACGAGCGAGTAGCTCGAAAAGTCAGCAGGAACAACGGTTAGTTCCAAGATTGCGGACGAACGGTAAATACGAATGTATTCAGTTGGGAACGCACCGATAGATGCTGCGTTCTTTACAGTTACCACAACGTGATCTCCAGCGTCCTTTTCTGCCTGTGTAACGTCCACAGGAACAGCCTGGACAGGAGAAGGAGCGGACTCACCGAAACGGTTATTAGCCGTTGCGACGTAGTTAAACGCAGTTTCACCAGTTGGAGCACCCTTGTTGTGATCGCCATCCGTACCAGTAAGGGTAGGGTCAGCAATTTGCTGCGGTGCAGCTGGTGCGTTAGGAGACGTTGCAGCGGAAGGAGGCGTTGCGTTCTGACGAATGAATACGTCTGGATTGAACTCAAGTACGCCAGCCTGGGTGCTGATCGTCTGGATGGTATTACCAATCTGACCATTTTGTGGTGCAGGTAGGGAAATACGCTCACGAGGGTAGAATGTCTTCACAAGGTCGGACATGGTGCGAGTACCGAGGAACATGTCGGTTGGGAAACCGTAGTTCTCGACAATCTCGTTTGCTGCCTCTTCCATGTCTGCTTCCTGGATGGAGTTACCCTCCAGGTCGAGAACGGCGGAAGCATCAATCAACGCGTCAAGACCGTCCCACTGCTCTGCTTCTCCGTCAAAGGAGAGAGAGGAGTCACCGGAGAACAGATTCTGTTCAACACGCTCAAGCAACCAAAGGATGCCCGACTGGTTCTCAAGAGCGATCAAGTCGCCATGAGCCGGATGGACGAGGGATGCCTGATGCGTGACCTCGCGGGTGGTACCAAGGAACTTCACAAGCTGGACGCGACGTGCATACGACGTGTCGGTTGCCTGTGGGAGTTCACCTTCCTGTACGAAAGGATTCTGGGTTCCACCATAGTTAATTAGTTGGTTGTACTCTTCAACAGTTGAGTACGCAGGGCTCTTGGGGATCTTCTTCCAAAACTTAATGTGGGAAGAAGTGTACGTTAGTACCTTGAGGCTTGCTTCTAGAGACTCTACACGAAGTGCGGAACCACCAGTCTTACCTGCACCGGTCTGATAACCGGCCTCAAGAGCTTTACTCAACTCAGCAATGTCAGCGTCGGTGCCAGCACCGAATCCGGACATACCTGATGTCGAGTTCTGAAAGGATTTAAGACCTACAGTCATTTTAATCGCTCCTTATATTTCTTTAGCGACCTAGACGGTACGCACGAACGGAAGAATCCATCTCTGGGGACAGAGTATTGGTGGATTCAAATTTTACAACCTCAGTTGCGCTCAATTCACCCGACTCAACCATTCGAGTCATCGTGTCAAGAACTTGGCTCTTCGAAAGCTGCTCTTCACCCTGAGGTGAGTCGCCGCCTGAACCAAAGCTCTTCTCAACTGCCGTTGCGGACTTAGGGGCACGCGCTGGCGTACTCTCAAGCTGCTCGATGCGCTGAGACTGCAAGGTAAGAACCTCTGCAAGACCTACGATTGACTTCGCAAGCTCTGCATTGTAACTACGCTGCTCTGTGTGTGCTCCCTGAATCGACTTAGCGATACGAGACTCAACACCCGAAAGTGCTTCACTCTGAACGCCAGCCCAGCCAGAAAGGAACGAGGAGACTTCAAGGCCCTTAGCTACATCTTCGTTATCGGAAGCTGCATCTTCGAGGGACTTAGCGAAAGGATTCTTTTTGTCATCCTTGTCGTCGTCGTCCTTGTCATCACAGGCCTTTTCGACCTTTTCGTTCTTGTCATCATCGTCAGCGTCCTTGGACTTCTTACCGGTACCGGAGAAGTTCGTAAACATACCACCCTTAGAAAGGGCAGCGGCTAGGATAGCCTTGTCGATGTCATTAAGAGACTGACCAGATGCGGCCTTCTCCATTACAGACTTTACCATCTCTGCGGAACCAGAATAATCTGTTCCGTCCTCAGAAACACCGTCTGTTGCTCCATCCTCAGGTGACTTACGCTGACCAGTTCCGGCCCAGGTTCCTGGGTCAGAGTTAGCGCCAGTGTGGAATACCTGAGTCGAACCCGAATCGGAACCCGCACCTGCACCGGCATCACGCATCGACTCTACATTAGTCGTTGCGGTACCGCGAGAATTGTGGCCCTTAGCGAGGTCCTGAAGCGTTTCAAGTGCCTTGGAGACACTCTCTTCTGCTACAGTTTTTTCACTCATTTGATTGCTCCTTAAAAAAGCTCAAACACTACGTTTGCGACAGCCACTGCAGCTTCCTCGGTCAGTCCATCGGACTTCTGGAGATGTTCCACAGTTTCATCGTATGTTAATGCCTTGCAAGTGCGATCCTTTTTGACGCCACCATCAAGACTCTCGGGAACAAGCGGTGATCCACCGCCTGCGGTTAGGGCCTTATCTTCGTCTTCTTCTGCCTCATCAGCAACCTCAGACTTGGAGAAATCCCACTTTGCTGCAGACAGGGATTTTGCAACCTCTGCCCACGTAGTCGTATTTACGGGAGCTGGTGTAAGTGCGATGTCTTGAATCCAACACTCCGCTATCTCTTTACCAGCTCGTCTCTTTACTTTACCCTGAATGGAAAATCCTACCTTGCGGCTAGCTCCTGAAGCGCTAAGAGCATGCATTAGCTCCCAGTACTCATCGGCCTTCTTGTGGTTGTTGAAAAGGAAACCCTTAACCCACATACCGTTCTTGGTGATTTTGCACTCAGTTGGTTGCCCGACCTTGTTTTCTGGACCGGGCTTATGATCATCGTTAAAGTACCCATGCTTCATGAAGTACGAGAAATCGATTCCGTGCTGCTTGACAATCTCTCCCTGTAGATCGCGGGAGTCAGTGGAAGCGATTCCCTGAATCCAGCGCTTAGTGTCTTTGCCTTTTCCGGATTTCTTTACTTCAAGTGCAGTAGCGGGTACGAAGAACGTGAATGTATCTTCGTCTGTCCAACCATTTTGCATATTGAGTATTACCTTAGGTGAATAAAAAAGGGAGCACCTGGTACTACTTCTAGAACCAGGCTGCTCCCTATATCGGAGGACATCAATTAAGAAGCCCCCTAGGCGGAGACCTTCAAGCTTCCTTCTAATTATACTCCATCACATCCTACCGTCAAGAGAAAAGTGCATTACTTATGACTTTTTATAGGAGATGTTATTTAGAGCGGCCTTCACCCTTAAAACTGCGCAGATAGAGTGGGGGAGACTTCTCTTTGGCCAGGGCCTTGACTATATCTACATCAAGCTTCACTGGAATAGGGATCTCCTCTCCACAGCCCTTACAAACTGCGCGGGCTCCCTTCTCTTCGGAAAGGAGTAATATCTTGGTCCGCATCTTGATTTCGCCATTGACGCTCTTGATGACCATCTCATGGCAATTCGAACATGCTAGGAATACAGTCTCGTTCATTCAACTACCAGCCTAAAGGTTCCGTCCTCATCAATCGTCACGTTCTTGTTAACCAGCACGCTCTCTGTGAAGCTGTCGCTCATACCCTCCAGGCCCGCTGTGGGGATAGACTCCAGTACCGGAGCTGTGCTCACAGGAGTCTCCTGGGTCACGAACTCAGCCAAGTCAGGTGAGATTCCAAAGTACTTCTCACCAAAGCTGTGAATGACACTGGAGAAGATGCCTCCGCCCTTGGTCAGGTCGAAGCTGGTGAATGGGAGGTCATATACCCTCACGTTCACCGGGCAGCCTTCTCTATCGAAGAAGTCTATGGAAGAGTCGGTTACTACACCGTAGATGTCTTGTCCGGTCTCTACCATGATAGGCACGATGGAGCTAGGACGTGGGAAGTGGGACTTGGCTAGAGGATAGACCTCAGCAACAAAGTCCTGCTCGCTAAAGCGGAAAGCAAGGTGCTTCACAAGCTCAGGGATCTCGGCTTTAGCGGAAATGGCTTCTTCCATCTCTTCACGCGCCTCGTCTACCTCGTTCATCTTGTAGGCTAGCTCTGGGTTGGCTGCAGCGAAGAAAGAGTCTTGCAGCATGGCCCAAGCGTATGTCTGGTCGTTGTGGTGTCCATACACCAAGCCCTCGGAAGGGATAGCGGTGTAGGAGCCTGTTCCAGAGGAGACAGTGATGCTTTCGGCCTTCTTAGCTCTAGCTACCTTCACCATCTCTCTAACGTCGGCTACTGCAGGATGAGGTGCTCCCTCAATCTGGTCGCCCTCGTCGTCCATCTCAAGCTCACTGCGTTCCCACAGCCCTGGGCGAGACGGGTGTCCATTAGCCCTGTGGAGAATGATAGCATCCTCCTCGTTGAGGTTAGGGTCTATGACCATCCAGTGGTATGGGGCCATGTGGAATGCGGGGTTGCCGTATCCCATAAGGAAGTGGAGGTTGCCTTCTATAGAACCTAGAGTCTTCTTCTTGCCTTCGTGGCCTGGGTAGCAGGAGGTGAAAGTAAGGTCGGATGCCTTCTTTCCCTTTAGCTGCTCTGCCATGTGGGAAAGACGCTTCCAGTTCTCTAGGCCGATAGGCTTTCTTGCCTTAGCAATAGGCTCCCAGCTGTCAAACAGTTCGAGTTCCATTACTGTTCCTCCTTGCCGAAGTCGGTATCCACCGCACCAGCTTCTTGGTCTGCTGCATCGGACTGTATTGGATTGCCGTCAGCGTCAGTTGTTTCTTCTCCTTCAACCGATTCCTGATCTGCAAGATCGGATGCCACAGCCTCCTCAACCAACGCCTGCTCCTCTGGGGAGATATCGTGCATGGGCTGAGCGTGTAGCCAGGTGGAGAACTCAATCTCTTCTGCTCTACGACCCTGCAGGTCGGAGAACACGGTAAGAGTGCTAAACTCGTCAGAGTCCACTCGTGGGACAATACTCTTAGTGACGGGGCCTTTGTAGGCTTCCATAAGAACTGACCTGAGCTTGGAGTCGATAAGGTACTGCATATCTTTCAAGGTGCCGAAGGCTCTCTTTACCTCGCTGAGCGCAAGACCATCTACCTCTTCTTCAGGAGTATCCTCAAACGCCCTACGGTTGACTGCACGGGAGTAAATGTGGCTCGCGTGCCAGGACAGCAGGTAGGCTGGGGAAACCTTTAGGAACTTGAAAATGGAAGCAAGGTGCTTGGTTCCAAGCTTGCCTTCTCCCTGGACAGATGAGACAACGAACAGAGGGGAGGAGGACTCTCTTAGGCCCCCTAGGCTAGTTAGGAAGTCCAGGAAATCTGGGTCACAGATGAACTTGCGTCCTAACAGCTTCACTGTATTGTCGATGACCTCAAGGTCAGAAACGGCAGCGTTTAGAAGCTCTTCCAGCTCGTAAAGACCTTGGTCCATGAGCATTATGATTGCGCCGACTACCTTGTCTCTGGGTTGCTCGCTAGCGAACTTATCAAGAGCAAAGGTACGGAGATTAGGGATATTTGCGTCCGTAATGCGGAGCTGGTACTGAACCCACAGGTCAACGTTCTCGCGGACATCGGAATCAAGATAGACGTATCTAACCTCTCCCTCGCGGTCGTACATCTCGAACCAAATGTTCTTGGGGTCAATAGGACTGTACGCCTCGTTGCGCTCTGCTAGGATGTCTGGAGGAACTGCCTGGCTGCGCTTCTTGCCTTCGAACGTGAAGAACTGAGGGTTATCAGTAGGCCTTGGCTGGTCCTTAGCCATCGTGGGCGAGCCCAAGTTTGGGTCGTAGTCTGGTTCGCCTTCGGGGGCGTTGGAGTACTTCCAGTAGTTATTGGCCTTGTCGATGTACCAGTAGTCAAATAGACCGAACTCACCAGTCTTGAATATGTAAGAGTGGGCGGGGTCTACAAGGTCGGGCATGATGCCCTTAGCGAGGTCAGCAGCGGTGCCTAGACCAGTTCCGTAGTTATCCATATCCTTCTTAGCCTCACTGTTGTTGATAGAGGGGCCGGATTCCACCATTACATGGTTCTCCACCAACTCGTGAATGTGGTC